AATGCGATTGACGCAATCTCACCGTTTTCATAGTAGAGCTGGAATGCCCGGTCGGTTCGGTCGGAATATACGGCTGTAAACCCATTAATGTTCTTGACGCCGTTTAAAGTCACCTTTGCATTAGTTTTTGCTAAATTGCTACATTATTTTTATCTTTGCCACAAATGCCACCCTGGATATGTTAAAATGGTATTGTTTAGAAGAATGTCATATTAAATAAGTTTCATAATTTTCATAAAAAAAGTTATATGAGAGAAATATGATAACACCTGGGTAATCCTGGGTGTTTTTGTTTGCTAAGAGGGGATGATTATGGCTTTTGAAGGATGGCTGTTAAAAATAAATGGAACAGTGTTTCCAACTAGGCTTATTGCGGCTGAATCCTTAAAAATCACTCCGGACCAGATAATGGATTTAGACCCATATCGAGATGCGGATGGAGTATTGCATCGGACTGCGCTTCCACACACGGCTACCTCAATCGAATTCACAACAACTGCCTTGTATTTGAAAGATGCGGAAATACTTAATTCCTTCTTGCCGCATGACAACAGGGTGAAATGTCAAGTTGAATATTGGAATCCTAATACGTCCTCGTATGATTCTGGGGCGTTTTATATTGCTGATGTGCCATACGAATTTTATATGGTTGATGAAGAGAAAAATGAGATTTTGTACAAGCCAATTAATGTAACATTTACAGAATATTAGGTGGTGATAATAGATGCTGGATATTCCGGAGAGCATAAAGAGTTTATTTAAGTCTGACAATACAACAAATGATACACGGAGACATTTGAAATTGTATTTCTACAACAAAGATGTTCCCCTGTCTCCTTCTGGCGAGTTGCTTCCGATAGACCAAGAGCCGTGTTATGTGATAGACAATAAGCAGGTGCTTACCGAAGCATTGACAATCACTGAGAGCCTATGTGAAAGCGATGATTTGAAATTTGGAGAGTGTAATGCGGCGCAGTTTGAAATTACTGTGGCAGATGTATTGATTGACCTTTCCGGAAAAGAATTTATCTTCACCATTGAAGTTGGTGGATACGAAATGGCCATGGGGATTTATCGGGTAGAAAGTTTTGTGAGGTTGGAATCTGACCGCAGAAAAAAGAAAATCACCGCTTACAATCGAATGAGAAGATTTCAAACGGACGTTACTGCCTGGTATCAGGGCCTGAATTTCCCAATGACGCTGAAATCTCTCCGGGATTCATTGTGCGGTCATATCGGAATAGAGCAGGTTGACACGTCGCTCCCACTTGATAATATGCTGATTTCAAAGACAATCAAGCCGGAGCAATTGAGCGGATTAAAAGTGTTGCAGGCCATTTGCGAAATTAATGGATGCTTCGGGCAGATAGATAAGACTGGGCGAGTGAAATATGTTTCGCTAGAAAATGCAAGTCTGTTTCCTTCCGAAGATTTATTTCCTGACGATAATTTATTCCCCTCCCAGATGTCACAAGGGGAGACACTATCTTTTTATAAACAGTCAGAAACCAGTTATGAAGATTATACAGTGAGGCCAATTGATAAAGTCCAAATACGTCAGGAAGAGGGCGATATTGGCGGTTGGTCACATGAGGAAGGTACAAATTGCTATGTGGTTCAAGGAAATTTTCTGGCATATGGAAAATCAAGCGAAGAATTAGATAGAATTGCGGATGTTATCTATGACCAGATAAGTGGACGGTTGTACAGGCCGTGCAAAATAGTGAGCCCGGCGCTTCCTTGGGTTGAGGTGGGAGATGGTATTATCTGTTATACAACAGATGATGTAATTGAAACCTATTGCCTAAAGCGGACGCTAAATGGCATCCAGGGAATGATGGATACCTATGAGGCTCGCGGAAGCCTTGAATTGGAAGAGAATACAGGCATACGTTCAGAGATTGTCCAGCTAGAGGGAAAAGCAGCTGTAATTAAAAAATCAGTCGAGGAAGTATCTGTCAAAGTAACGGATTTAAAAGAATATGCTGAAGCTCAATTTAAAGTGACATCCAATGAAATTGCTGCTGAGGTTAAGCGAGCGCAGGAAGCTGAATCCTCTTTGTCGGTAAAAGCAAATGAAATAGCTCTGCGCGTTAGCAATAAGGTTTCCAGGGGTGAAGTTACAAGTGAGCTGAATTCAGAATTAAAAATAACAGGCAATAGGATAGAATTGACCACAGGGAATTTTATCATTACTGCAAAAAATTTTACGGTTGATGAAAGTGGTGATTCTGTTTTTTCGGGAAATATTAGAGGTGCCTCTTTTATTGGCGGCAATATCGATATTGGTAACGGGAAATTTAAGGTTAATTCATCTGGCATTGTTGAAGCTTCAGACGCTGTAATAAGGGCCGCGGCATTTAACTCAACAGGAATCATTTATGCTGAGAAAGGGATTGAGTGCAATGGAGAAATAGAGGCTGGCACGGGGTCGTTTGGCGGTGTTAATGCGAGAGGGATATATTGTACTGGTACGGTGTATGGTAAGGATTGGCAGTATATTTCAGACGGAAGATGCAAGGAGAATATTCAAAAAATAAGCCCAGAGGAATGTTATGAAATAGTTTCCAGATTGCAACCTGTAGCTTATAAGCTGATAGACTGTGATATACATGGCGTAGGATTTATAGCACAGGATGTCAAAACAGTATTGCGTGAATTACATCTGGATTATGCGTTGGTTGGATACTACGAGAAAGAGGATATATATACGTTGCCATATGGAAACTATATAGCAATTCTCGCGGGAGCAATTCAGTATATAAATTTGAGGAAGGATGAATGGACATGGAAAAACGAGAAGAACTGATAGTGTACCGTAAAAGAGACATAGATAAAGTTGTTGGATTTATTGATAGCCTTGAATGCAAGGGAATTGCGGCAGCCCGGAAACTAGCACTGATTGCCAGCATCTTGGAAGCCGGAAAACCATTAAAGGAATATATTGAAGAAGAAAAGAAAGAGGGAGATGTGTAATGGCATATAAACCGTTTTACCAGATAACGGATTGGCAGAACCTTCCAATTCAGAAAACGCCAATAAACAGGACAAACCTTCTCCATGTAGAAAACGGAATCAAGGAAGCCGATAACCGGATTATCCACCTTGATACTGAAAAACTAGAAAAAGCGGAAGCAAATCTGATGGTTAAATCCGTTGTGGTTGATGCGAAAACTGGTGTGATTACGGTTACTCTGCTAAACGGTACGGTATATACATACGATTTGGACATTGAGCGTGTAGTTGTGAATTTTGACATAACGGATGACAATATCCTAATCCTCACCTTGGCTGACGGGACTAAGAAACGGGTAGATTTGACAAGGTTTGTGTATAGCTTTACAAATACAGCAACAATCACGATGAAGATGGTAAACAGGAAAGTCACGGCTGAAATCGTTGATGGTTCCGTTACCATGGCGAAGCTGGATGCATCTATCCAAAGTACGTTTTTGCAATATCTTTTGGATGCTGAGTCGGCTAGAGACCTTGCCTTGCAGTACCAGAAAAATGCAAAGCGATATGCTATCGGTGATGCTGAATTTGATGGAAGCGAGACAGATAATGCAGAATATTACTGTGACCAATCTAAAAAATATTCCGAAATCGCACAAGAAGTTGCCGCAATGACTTATCCAAATGTATACGTGGATATTGGGAATGGACATCTGTTAGCTATTGGTGGAAATAATTTTTATCTGTCATTAGATTCATCTGGGCATCTTATTTCTCAAATTGGAAGTGGGGAGACAGTATGATTGTAAGGATTGGTAAGGATAGGACGGTTATATGGGATGCAGAAACATTTGATTAGTGAGGTGACGTAATATGGCAGATTTAGGAAAAGTAGCAGTGACAGACGGTGGGAATTATTCCGCCAGTACAACATATGAAAAATTGACCTTTGTACATTATCAGGGTGATGCGTACATGACGCTAAAAACAGTGAAGGGTGTTACGCCTACAGATGATGGCGTGAACTACAAATTATTCTGCAAAAGCGCAGTGCTGGCAACAGCTTCTAAGGCCGGTATTGTCATGCCAGACGGCACAACAACTACCGTTAACAGCAGTGGAAAGATGAGTGCAAAAAAGGCTACCCAATCTACCACTGGCATTGTAAAAGGAAGTAACAGTATTAAGGTGGGAAGTGATAGCGCAATTGATGTCAATACGGAATTCACTCAGGCTACTAATTTGGCGAATATTATCACTGGAGAAGCAATTGCAACCATTTTAGGCAAGGTGTCTAAAGCTATTGCCACGACAATGAATTTGAATCAGAACGCATTATTGAAAAGTATGCTTACCAGCATTGATGCAAACGATTCTAGCAAGATTCCGACTGCGGCGTATATTCATACACTGGTTGAGCGGATTGGAATGGGAACACAGTTGACCGACGGAGCTAATTTGACGGAAGCGGCAAATAATTTAAATAGCAATTTAGCAAAAACTAATGCAAAGGTGACTTTAAACGGCGTCAAGAACATTAATGGGTTTACAGCCGTATATTCCGACCGAACCGACCGGGCATTCCAGCTCTACTATGAAAACGGTGAGATTGCGTCAATCGCATT